CTGATAAAAAAGAACGTTGGTCGGAAACTTTAAACATGTTTCACGGAACAATAACTGAAGAATTCGTTCAGGCATTCCAGTCCAGGGCTGTATATATGCTGCCTACTATATTGAAGAATGCCGCGACTTTTTCAAATGCTGCAGCTGCAGAACTTGACAATCAAAGGACCGGTGATCAGTTAGGTGCACTTTTAGCCGGGGCGTACAGCCTGACTTCTGATTCAGTTATAAGTTTTGAAGATGCAAAAAAATGGATTAGGGAACGCGACTGGTCAGAAGAACGTATGATCGAAAACACTAAAGACGAAATTAAGGTTCTTAACAGGATCATAAACGCCGACGCTGCAGTGGAAACCGAAGTAGGGCCAAAACGACGCACCATAGGCGAACTTATTGTCGCTGCAAGGGGCGACAACAGGAATCCGCATGAATCGGCGCTTATAACGCAGGAAAATGCCGGTATAACGCTTAAACGTTTAGGCATTCGTGTTGAAGGTACCGACGTAATATTTAGCGATACGTCGGAATATATCAGTAAGGTTCTGACAAATACAGCCTATTCAAAAAATTATCACACTATATTATCACGGGTTAATGGCGCCGTGAAAATGGATAAAACCACATTCGGATCATACATAAAGGCCAGGGCCACCAAAATAAGCAGCCATGTTATTTTTGATGAACTTCAGGAAATAACCCCGAAAAATGAACCTGAAACCCCGCCAGCGCCTCCAGTAGCAAAGCAGGCTACATTTTTTTAATAAATAATTTGTATATGTAAATTTAATGTGTAAATTTGCATATACAATTAAAACAGAAATATGATATTAAAGATTTTAATAGGTTGTGAAGAATCGCAAGCGGTAACAAAAGCTTTTAGGGCATTAGGACACGAGGCGTTTAGTTGTGATATACTGCCATGCAGCGGCGGGCATCTTGAATGGCATTTACAAGGTGATATTTTTGAAGTTATAAAGAGCGGAAATATAGAATTTGATTTAGCTATTTTTCACCCTCCATGCACTTTCCTTAGTGTTAGCGGCGCGGCCTGGATGTATGATCCCAAAGATAAAGAATTACCTATAAAGGAAAGAAGGCCGCACCCTAAATTCCCGAATAGAAGGAAAGACCAAGAGGACGCATTAAATTTCGTAAGATCTCTTATGGAGGTTGATATAAAATACTTGGCGATTGAAAATCCGGTTAGTGTTATAAGTAGCAAAATAAGGAAGCCAGATCAAATAATACAGCCATGGCAATTCGGTGACGAAGCGCAGAAAACTACGTGTTTATGGCTCAAAAACTTACCATTTTTAAAATCTACCGAAATAGTAGGCAAGGGCGAAATGATTACTTACGGAAGTGGTAAAAAAATGCCTAAATGGTACGTGGAAGCGTTAACTAATTCAAAAACAGATACCGAAAGAAGGACTTTAAGAAGTAAAACTTTTCAGGGGATAGCCAACGCGATGGCCAAACAATGGAGCGATTATATTGTAAGCGAAAAAAACAAAGACAATTTCAGTGACGATTTTAATTTTTAATAAATGAAAAAATTATCCAAAGGTTTTTCGGCCGACAACATAATCACGGTTAAAATAGAAAATGAAACCTACGAAATAGCCAACCTGCGAAAAAGCATGATCCTAAATCAGTCGATTGTGCTTTTTGGTCAGGGTGGCAAATGGATCGAATTGCAGTCTTCAAAATATGGCGTTTCTGTAAACGTTTCAGCGATCAGGGATCTTATAGAAACTAAAAAAATACCTTATTCCGATTTAGGCATCTACGTAAACGAAAAACAAAATATAGACGAATTCGGGCACGTTGATTACGCGAAGTTAGAATCTATGTTTCCGGATTACCCCTACTTTATGATTTCTTCGCTACATCGGCATTTAAGCAGGTTCGGCCGAAAATCAGGATTTGAAGACGTTAAAGGATTTCTTAGGACGCTTTCAAAAGAACCTAAAGAAACTATTCCCGATTTTATCGCCAGAAGCGAAGCAGAAACAAATTTAATCTTAAATCTTAATAATAAAATGGAATCAAAAACCCAAAGCCGTGAGAACGAATTAAAATCACTGGGGCTTACTTACATCCAGGGCGAAGATTGTTTTACAGGGCACGGATTCACTGTAACCGGAAACGAAGTGGAAAACCACGACGACGATCAGTGGGGCGAACTTATTGCGTACATCGAAGAAGCCGCGAACCAGGATGCACCCGCCCCGCCTTCAGCATTCGAAAGCGCAATATCTGAAACCGCCGAAGCCGATTTTAAGGAATCAAACACCAATTACCCAGGATCTGAAGAAGGCGAAGACGACCTGGCCGGCGCCGTAGCGAGTTACAAGGCAAACCACCCTGAACCTGAAATTCCGGCAATACCTGAACCGGCAAAAAAACCACTGTCGATCGAAGCGTTCGGAAGGCTTACACCTGAACGTATAGTCGAACTGCAGGGACTTAAAGAAAAACAGGAACTTGTGATCGCGGAACATCCGTTCGTGGCTATAAAGGATAAAGAATCGCTTAAAAAAGCCAAAGCCGCTAAATCTGCATTATTGAAGGCGTCAACCTCAACGGAAAAAATAGACACCGACGCCGGTAAATACCTGAACGCATTTAAACGGATGCTGTCTGAATTTATAGCGCCACACGCTAAACTTACAAGAGCTGCGCACGATAAGCAGGCGAAGGAAATAACCAGGTTCGAAGAAGCGGAAAAAAATCGTATCGAAGAAGAACAGGCAGCGGCCAGGAAAAAAGCCCAGGAACGTACTGCGCAGCTTGTTGATTTTGAATTTAACGGATCTATTTACAATGTAGGCACGCTTTATATTCTGCCTTCGCAGATAGAATCGGCAACAGACGAAGAATTCTCGGCACTGGTTAAGCAGGGTAAAGAAGCTAAAGCCGCAGCAGAAGCCGCAGCGAACGCAGAATCTGAAAAAGACAAAATGATCAGGGAACTTCAGGAAAAATTAGCAGCTTTAACAGGAGCGCCGGCAGCGCCCGAAACGCCGTCGTCTGCGCCAGTTTCAGATCCTATTCCGGATAATGCACCGGTGCAAACGAATAACGACAACACACCGGCACCTGAAGCGCCAACCCCGAACACAAACGCGGCGCCAAAAACAACACCTGCCCCGGCGCCTGCGCCAAAGCAACCTAACACAGCAAAACCCTGGGCGCCTACAGGATTGTTTTTACCGCCGTCGCCTGAAAACGAACTATTAAATAAATTCGATTTAGGGCACATGGAACTTATAGGCGCCGATCCCATGAATACCGGGTTTATTAAGTGCCGTGAATTTTACAAATTTGGTCTTCATGATCTTTCAGAAGCGATAATCGGAATACTTAACGCCCCTGCGCAGGAAGGCGTTAAAAAATCTGAACAGATCCTTAACCTATGTGAAAAATCTAAACTGTAAATTCAAATTGTTTGCAATGTGGCGGACATAACACTGTTTATTCTGTAGAATCAGGGGATCACTGCGAAAATTGCGGGGATTTTACTTACTACCGTTAATTAACCGCCTGCAACTTTTAAGGTTGCAGGCTAAATAATCATTATCATGTATAGAAAAAAAATAAAAGATCAGCGTGTCGGATTAGCGATAACCATAATTTGCTATATCGCTGCCGCTGTTTACTTCATAATAAAATAAATCATGGATCCAGTAATCGATAAAGATAAACTTAACAGATTCAAAGCATACTATAAAGCTATGCAGGAAGAAAACGGCGAAATATTTCCGATACAGTCAGAAACATTAACAGTATCGCGCCGGGTTAACTGGTGGCTTGTTATGGGTATAGCGGTTGTGGTGTTGCTGTGCCTATATATTTACCGTCAGGAAAATTTAAAACAAACGAACGAAGCAGAACACGAAAAATCAGAAATAATCCACTACAGGGATTCCCTGGAATCCGCCAGATCTGCCGTAACCGAAAAAACTGTAAAATATTCACAAACCCAGGCGTCGAAATCTGACAGCCTTTTTAAATCAATAAAAAATGAAAAAATTATTATTCGCGATACTACTTTTACTGCCATGTATCAGTATATCACAAATTACCGTTACCCAGGCGCCACCATCGAAGCCGATTGATTCTGTAAGTATTGCAGCGATTCAGGTTTCAGAAATATACAAAGGCCTGAAGCGTGGCGAATACTGTGAAGCGGAACTAAACGACTGTAAGGCTACTGCCGGAAAACTTAACGATATTGTTCAGGATATGAATAATAATCTTCAGACTGCAGTCGTAGAAACCAACAAACTAAATAGTGAAATCGCCGCCAAAAATCAGGATATTATAAAAAAAGAAATTGAAATACAGGTACTGAAAAACAAAAATACGCCCTGGTACCGGCACCCTATAACTGCAGCTATAGCCGGTTTTGTATTAGGTGTATATATTGCTAAATAATCATTAATTTATTAAACTCATAATCATGAGCGAAGAAATCAAAACACCAGAATACATTGGTCCCGCAATCCAGTGTTTTACTGAAGAAATTAAATACCAGATCGACAAACATGGCTTCACGCCTAAATACCACCGTGAACATCCGGAATTCTACCAGTACGGGCAACTGGCTTACGCCGCGCGGCAGTTATCTAATTTAGACGCTGACTTAATTTCCAGTGTACCACCCACAAACTGGGATGCGGCATGGTGGCAGCGCCTGACTAAAAAACCGCTACACGAACGCCTGATTATTGCAGGCACGTTTATAGCGAATCAGTACGATTATTTGTTTTATTCTCCCTCTTGAAAAAGAAACCCGATTAATTTCGGGTTTTTTATTTGTATATGTAAATTTAATGTGTAAATTTGCATATAATTAATAACGAAATGTTATGGCAACAAAAGCGCAGTTAGAAGTAAAATTATCTGAATTAGAAGATCAGTTACATGTTTCTGAAAATTCCGCAGAATATTGGGCTAATGAAGCAGAAATGTACATGGATAAATATCAGCAATTAAAATACTCTTTAGAAGACAATAAATTGTATCAATTAACTAAAAACTGTACATTAAGGCAATCTATACAAATAGAAGAATTTGTTAAAAAAATAACTGAATAAATAAAATAACATGGCACCACGCACTAAAGCCCTTTGGATCATTGAACAGCACAACGGCAGCACCAAACACGCTATGGTAACGGCTGAAGTTATGCTGAAGGAAACTAAACTTATCTAGTACGAAGACAACAGCGAAAAATATTGGCAGGATGTAATATTTTTCATAAAACAACGATTATAATGCAAGAGTGGGAAAAACTACTAATAAATGACGCATTCGATAAAAGCCCGATGTTAAAGGCGTCGCTGATATCAGCCTATTTAAATGAGCGTAACGACCTGCTAAGTGTGGCTGTCGACGTTTTAGCGATCAGATCCGGAATGCGGGAATCGTTTATAAAACAGAACATCGAAGAAATAATTACCATGTAAAAAAACCGGCTTATTAGGCCGGTTTTACTTTTTGCTAAAATTCGTCGTCTTCAGGAAGTTTTTTTTCTTCAACATACCCCGTTACCTTATCTAACGTATCTTTATCCAATCCAGGTATAACATGCTGACGCAAACCGTCCACGATTTCGATTTTTGGTTCGTCTTCGCCGCCTGTGAATGAATTGGCGGCCGCAGCTTCAGAAGTCCCAGTCTTCGCCGCCTGTGAATGAATTGGCGGCGCCTGCGGCATTATTCCACCGGTAACGCCTTCTTCTGCGGCCGCCAATGTTAAAGCGCCTTCAGCGGCTTTATTTTCGGTATTTTTAACCATGCGTATAATGTCGCTATATACCGAAGTCGATATCTTATCTTCGAACACAAGCCCTTCGAGTGCTGAATCTATAGCCTGTATTGGGTTTTTAGCTATGTATTCGAAAATAGCGTCCATAGGATCTATTTCGGTAGATGTTTCTTCTTTAAATCCTAAACCTATAACATCCGAAATAATATCATTCAAATCGGTGCCTGAAATATCTGGATATTTATTGATAAGGGATCTTAAATCAACTTCAAATAACTTTTTTTGATTTGGTTTTTTAAAATAAACTGTTATTTTACTGTCCTTTACAGAAACGCGCATTTGCTTGTTGCTGAAAATGTTCAACTGACTAACATATACTCTTATAGTTTGCGGGTTTATCTCCGAAGAATCGAATTCTATAAACTCCAAACCGTCGGCCATAGCGCCTTCAATTCTCTTGTAGGCTGATTCCTGCTTCTTGCGGCCATTAAATACCATAGAATTACCGGAAGACATGAATTTTACATTGAATTTTTTTGAAACCTTTTTTGCAAATTAAACACACTTATCCCCCTTCCTTATGTTGTCAGCAGCCCATAATGGCTGTAGATTTGTATAATGGAATAGTTTTATCGCTTCTTCCTTGTTGGTTGCTGACGCTAATGGCACTATGTGATCGATATGTATTTCTTTACCTACTAAATCCCATGACATGCCATCAACAAATAAGGCTTCTATGTGGCTATATACAGTAGCGTAGTCAGCGCCTAATAATTCATGTGTATAACTGTCTTTACCGTATGGGCGTGATCTGTTTAAAAACCCTCTTACCCTTGATCTTAAATTCTCTTTAAGCCTATAAAAATCATCGTTAGCACGTCTTTTACGCTTACTATCCCATTTTACATGTTTTGTTTTATCGTAAGATTTTTTGTTGTGCCCTCTTAATCTTTGGGGATCATTTAAGCGTGCTGTTTTCCTTCTTTCGGCTAATATTGGGCAACCCTTACGTTTTTCAGAAGTACACGCCTTGCACCACGAAGTAACACCCATTCTTTTACTTTTATCCTTCTGAAACTGATCCAGTGTTTTTTCATTTTTACAATTAGTACATATTGCTTTTTCCATAAATAACAAAGCCCCAATAAGGCTACGACACACTTAAAGGGACTTGTTTTAAAATTTTACATATCAGGTCGTAGTCCGATTATGCGAATATACGAAATTTATTTAATCTTACTAAGGGCATAGTTTATCTCATGATCGATCCTATTGCTAAACAACTCTAATGCATTGCTTACAGTAGGGTTCATAACCTCATCGTCTGCAAACATTAGGGGTATAGACGAAGAAGTCATTTTCGCTATAGGTAAGCGCTCCTTAGCAAAACTGAAGCCTTCACCCGCAGCTTTATATGTTCCCCTAGCGAATACTGTTGTACCGCCATTTGCATTTTGTATAAACGCTGTAGGCAGGTTCTGCGGATTACCCTTCTTAACCTCAAATGATACACCGGATTTCGGGTTACGTGGCTTTTTACGGGTTATTCTGGAAGACGCATTCCCTTTACGGTCAAATGACGTATAACCAAATGATCGTGTAACTTCCGTTCCTGATATACTGCTGAATATTTCCTGTTTTGCACCGAAGTTATGTAACGATATCGGGTTTCCTGAAGATATAACACGTGCCTCCAATGTCCTGGGTTGGCTGTAACGGACTTTCATGTCTTTATTGACCGTAGATGCCGAAACATTGTAAATCTTCCGTATTTCGCGCCCTGCTGCTGTTTTAGACTGCTGCGCTGTCCTGTTAAGTGCGTTGGAAATCGCTTTATCCAGTACTGCGTCGGAAATCTGGTTATAATTCTCCCTGACTTGTTTTATAGCGTGCTGAATACTGCCGTTTGTTATCTCAATCATGATGCGTTTTTTAGTACTGTAAATATAAGCGATAATTTGACGTATTAGTCCCCAAACGAAAACATAGTCCCCTACCCTTTTAATATTTTTCTATTAATATACTTATATAAGTATAGTAATAGTTTTTATTTATTAATGGGGGGTATGTATTTTTTTTCTGTGGATTTGACCATTTTAATAAGGTTTTGTTTTTCAGTCTTTTAAATAAAATTATTATTATTTAATTTATTATTTTTTAAATCAAAATAACATTTCTATATTTGCGTAAATAAATTAAAAAATAAAATTAAATCAAATGGAAACAAAAAAAATTAAAACAAAAGAAGATTTTAATTTACTTATTCAGGAGTTAAAATATGGCACAAATGATGTTATATTAGATTCTGATACATGTATAGAATTGTTAAACTCTTATGTGGATTTATGCGAAATTATATCTAAAAATATATTAATTTCCGTTAAGAATTCTTATATCAAAAGTGTAGTATCTATAGTATGGCACGACAGGACCATGGCGCCCCCAATATTCAATATTGATGAATTAAGCCTTAAAAGTATAATTTCAAAGGTTGCGGAAAGTAAGGAATCTTTAGTCGTAAATATACGCAAGGAACTCGTTAAGTACGCTACTAAATTATCTAAAAACGCTGGTGTGAAATTTAACAATACTGTTTTCGGGCAGTCTATTTCAGCCGTGGGTGTTAAAAAATCAGCCTACAAAATGATAGAGGATGCTTTAGAGGCTGGTGATACTGCTGTCGTTTTTAGCAGGCTCGATTATAACCCTCAAACAATACGCGTTTATTCAAGTCAGATAAATAAGTTTAGAAATATAAGAACATCTGTTTCGATTGATGGCGACAAAATAACGCTTATTCTCACTAAAAAGAATAATTCAAGCACGGAGATATTTGATTTATTTAGGAAATCCGAAGTTCAAAACGGCCTTAAGGATACTTTATATATGTTTTACAAAACCATTCAAATGCACACCTCAAAAAGGCTCATAACCAATGAAGACGCTAACGGCAATTGGACCTATATACAGGAAGAATCACCTATCTCTGCCGATTCCATGGACGCTATATCCGAATACATAACTAAAAACCCAATACAGGCTATAGATACTGCACTGGAAGAACTTGTTTTCGACGACAAAATAACCACATCAATGTATAGCGATATTATACGTATGGTTAAAAATACCGAAAATAAAGCCGCTGACGGCAGTTTGGAGCTGTTAAACGCAGAAGAAGGCGTTACCGGTGGAATAATGCCACAGGCAGCGCCAATGACAGCAGCAGCGACGACGACTGGCAGTTCTGAAGATTCAGGCGCCAATGACAGCAGCAGCGACGACGAACCGGAAATCGAAATCATGGACGGTCTTAGGCAGATCGTTATACCTGGGCTTAGGGAATCTATTGATAGGCCAGATCCTATGCCTGAAGACGACGATTTTTAGAATAAGGATATAAGGAATAAAAAAACCCGCTAATTACAGCGGGTTTTTTTATGGAAGTAGGGCGATACACTTTCCTGTCTGAAAATAATATGCTCTTTGTCTAAATCCGAAGGTATGATCGTTTTTTCCTTCGTCGTTATTAATTATATTTTCTTCCTGCCAAGCTATGTAAGTTTCAAGATTGTTAACTTTAAATTCTCCTGATTTAGCTTTATCTATACAGGTTTTACAATTTTCCCTGCACCAGTCCCGCGATTTCTCTATAGCTTCTGTAGTTAATATTTCTCCGTTGAAATTGTTTTCCATTTTGGTTACAAATTGATTATTTCTTCAATATTCTGTTTTATAAAATCTTCCCGCATTCCGGATCTGATCGCTAGAATCTCAATCCCTAAGCCTAATAATTCAACCCTGTTTTTTTCATGAGACGAAATAAGCAGGGTTTTTAATACGGGGCTTTTATCGAAGGCGTCATTTATTAGTAGCTTTTCCCAATCTTGCATTATAATCGTTGTTTTATGAAAAATATTACATCCTGCCAATATTTTTCGCTGTTATCTTCGTACTGGATAAGTTTAGTTTCCTTCAGCATAACTTCAGCCGTTACCATAGCATGCTTAGCGCTGCCGTTATGCTGTTCGATAATCCAAAGGGCTTTAGTGCGTGGTGCCATAATATTTCGTTATTAATTATACGCAAATTTACACATTAAATTTACATATACAAATAAAAAACCCGAAATTAATCGGGTTTATTTTTTAGAACGGTAAAAGAAACAAATAATCGTACTGATTCGCTATAAACGTGCCTGCGATAATAAGGCGTTCGTGTAGTGGTTTTTTAGTCAGGCGCTGCCACCATGCGTGATCCCAGTTAGTAGGTGGGACGCTGGATATCATATCGGCATCTATGTTAGCTAATTGTCGGGCTGCGTATGCCAGTTGCCCGTACTGGTAAAATTCCGGATGTTCACGGTGGTACTTCGGCGTGAATCCGTGTTTGTCGATCTGGTATTTAATTTCTTCAGTAAAACACTGGATGGCCGGTCCAGTATGTTCTGGCCTTGTGATTTCTTCACTCATGAGTATAAATTTAAAGGTTTTTGAAATATTTTGTCATGTACTGCGCTCGCAGGTTGTTCCGTAAAGGGTTCGTCTTCCATTATACTGCTAAAAATAGCCAAATGGTATCTGTTGAATATATGATGCATTACTGGACTTTATCATGCGCTATTACACCTATAAGTATGAGCCACCCCCAGTAAGGAACGCCACTTATAGCCATTATGGTCCCGCATATTATCAAAAGGTATGATAGTGTATTTTTCATAATTATTTAGCAATATACACACCCAACGCAAAACCGGCTATTGCCGCTGTTATCGGGTGCCGCCACCATGGCGTGTTTTTATTTTTCAGTACCTGTATTTCAATTTCTTTTTTAATGAGATCCTGATTTTTTGCCGCGATCTGCATATTTATTTTATCAGTTTCGGCGGCCGCGGCCTGTGTTGATCTGTTCATATCCTGAATGATGTTATTCAGGGAATCAGCAACCGATTTGCAGGCCTTCAATTCTGATTCGCAATTTTCGCCATGCTTCAGTCCCTTGTACACGTTTTTAACCTGGTCAGGGTTAAGTAGTAGGTTTCCTTTCAAATCTGTAACATACCAGTGAATACTGTCTTTAGGAAATGACTGAACGTAAGCTTCTTTAGTGTACGTGAACTCTATGTTGCCGATATCGTATTTATTCTGCTTCGATGGTTGTAGGATACCGGTAGTTTGCGATATACTCACACATGGCAGAATAAGTAGTATCAGGAATAACAGTTTTTTCATTTTTAAGAGATTTAAACAGGTTATCGGCTTTAGCCGCCTGCGATTGTGAATGTTTTACGTTTGCTGTGGTGATATCGCTGCGTTTGGCTTGCAGGGAGTCTATTTGCTGCACTATTTTTGTTTTGTCGCGTTCATGGTCGATTATGTCGCCGGAAACGTACCTGCTGTAAATGTATAGTCCTAAAAGCACTATAGCGATACCTGTTAATATGATATATAGATACAGGCGGTTGTTGCTGTTTTCTGAATTTGGATCCATAATTTTTATTTTGTTATAAAATAGATTGCAGCCACTATGTAACAGGCTAAGGTTATAGCCAGGCCGATTCGCTGATCTCTTATTTTTTTTCTGTACATGGTTTTAAGTTTTAGCCTGCAACTTTGAAGGCTGCAGGCTGATTAATTTACCGGTAGTAAGTAAAATCACCGCAACTTTCACAATTATCTCCACTAGCTACAGAATACACTGTATTGATACCACCGCATACACTACAATTAGAATAACTCGCTTTCATTTTATTACAGTTTAGATTTCTCACATAGGTTAAGGATTTGTTCCGATTTCTTAACGCCTTCCTGTGCTGGCGCTTTCAATATATCGATAACGGCTTCCGACAGGTCACGAAGGCCCATTTTGTAAAACTCGCGACACTTAACGAAGCCGGTGTTTAGCGGAACCATTCCGATAAGTTCAATATGACCCATATCGAATTTACCCAAAAGATCATTATCGCCCGATAGTGTAATCACGTCAGTAACTTTTGGCGCCCACTTAGGATCCGTAGTTGATTTTTTAGGCGCTGGCGTTGCTTGTGTTGGTGCAGGTGCTGGTGTAGCTACTGGTGCGGCCTGCTGTGGCGCGGATGGTACTGCAAGCTGTATAGTTGTTGCCGTGGGAACTGGTTCAGGTGCGGGTGCGGGTGCGGGTGCGGGTGCGCTCGCTGTATTTACCGAAGCTGCCGCAGGCGATACGCCGCCCCTTAACCGCTCCAGTTCTTCTTCCATTTCACGAATCCTTTTGTCTTTTTCAGATTCAGCATTTGCGGCGGCTTCCGCTGCCACTTTGGCTTCCTGGCCCTGTTTTAATAACGCTGAAAATTCTTCATCCGTTGCCGTTTCTATCTGCGACGGCAGGATGTAAAGCGTACCCACGTTATAAACAGAACCGTTAAACTCGAAAGGCACTTCTTTAAGTGATTTTTTTCGCTCAGTTACTTTTTTTGTAAGGGCTGCGGCTTCTTCTTCAAGGCGTTTTTTTTCGGCGTCTTCAAATCGGGTTATCTCTTTAGCCTGCTTATCGTGCGCAACCCTTGTAAGTTTAGCGTGTGGCGCTATAAATTCAGACAGCATCCGTTTAAATGCGTTCAGGTATTTACCGGCGTCAGTGTCTATTTTTTCGGTAGACGTTGAGGCCTTCAATAATGCGGCTTTGGCGGATTTGGCTTTTTTAAGCGATTCTTTATCCTTTATAACCACAAACGGATGTTCCGCGATCACAAGTTCCTGTTTTTCTTTAAGTCCCTGCAGTTCGACTATACGTTCAGGTGTAAGCCTTCCGAACGCTTCGATCGATAGTGGTTTTTTTGCCGGTTCAGGTATTGCCGGGACTTCAGGTTCAGGGTGGTTTGCCCTGTAACTCGCTACGGCGCCGGCCAAGTCGTCTTCGCCTTCTTCAGATCCTGGGTAATTGGTATTTGATTCTGTAAAATCAGCTGCTGCGGTTTCAGATATTGCGCTTTCAAATGCTGAAGGCGGGGCGGGTGTATCCTGGTTCGCGGCTTCTTCGATGTACGAAATAAGTTCCGCCCACGTATCGTCGTCGTGGTGCTCAATTTCGTTACCTGTAACCGTAAATCCGTGGCCTGTAAAACAATCTTCGCTTTGGATGTAGGCAAGGCCTAGTAATTTTAACTGATCTTCCCGTTGTTGGGTTTTTGTTTCCATTTTTATATATTTTGGATTAATAATTTCATTTGTTTGCGCTTCACTCCTGGAGATAAAATCCGGAATAGATTCTTTTGGTTCTTTTGATAATGTCCTTAAAAAACCCTTCAAATCGTCATATCCCGACTTCCTGCCGTGTTTGCTTAAATGGGTGTAAAGTTTGGAAATCATAAAATAAGGGTAATCAGGAAACATCGATTCGAGTTTTGCGTAATCAACGTGACCAAATTCGTCGATATTCTGCTTTTCGTTTACGTAGATACCTAAGTCGCTATAGGGTATTTTTTTAGCTATTATAGCGTCTCTAACCAGCGAAACATCTAAAGAAATCCCGTGCTTTGAAACGTTTACTTCAATCCACTTACCACCCTGCCCAAAAAGCACAATCGACTGATTCAGTATCATGCTTTTGTGGAGATTCGCTATTTCGTAGGTTTCGCCCTCAATATTTATTGTTATGGCGTTTTCGGCTGAATAACCTTTGGATAATTTTTTCATATTCTACCAGTTGAAATCGTCGTTAAAAATATCGACTGTTTGTTTTAAATAATCACCCCACTGCTGGGCCATAGCTTCGGCTATACCTGCATATGTTTTACTTCTTATTTTAGCCCTGTCCTGTCTGGTGACGCACCTGTTTCCGTTTTCGTCGGTGGGATTGTAATGTGTAGGGCTATACTTTTTACCGTTAGCTATTTTAAATACTGGCTCCACTACATTTGTAGGCTTTAAAGCAGGCAAACCCTGTAACCACAAGCATGTTTTTTTTGTTTCTGGAAATCCATATTCGTAAGGCTGTATTATTTGCGTTGGCTTTTTAAAAACACTTGAAATACAGCCTACTGGATTTTCCATTGCTATAAGCGGTATATCACAATTATAAAGCCTAATGAAAAAACTTATAGCATCTTCCCGCGCCGATCTTCTGGCAGCACCTACAAGCGCGCCAGAAGCGCGTTCTGGTTGGTCTTTAAGCCATTTATTTGCAGTAACAGTTAGATACGTGCAGTCAGGAAAAAACACAGCCATAGCCCATTTATCTATAAAAACTGCGTCGCCTGACTGGGTTATTAAATGGCCACATTTTAAAACATCGAAAATATCCATTTGAAAATGATATTCAGGATGTCCGCCGCTGCATGCAAGCAAATCACAAGAATATGCATTAAAGCCAAAATCCCTAAATCTTGAAGCTACCGCCTGCGATTCTTCGCAGCCTATAATTATGTTAATCATTGTTGAAACCTAAATCCATTAATAATTCACACGGATCAAAATCTGCTACATCATAAACCTGCATCATTAATTCATCTAGGCTATAAGCCTCTACATTAGTAAATATATTTTCTCTTGTTTCAAAATTTATAATATCCTGCGCGCTATCCTCTGGGTGGTACGCTTCTCCGTTACTGAATAAATCAGTTAAGAATTTTTTAGCATCTTCTGAAGTTGTAATTACCGAAGGGATTATCGTTTTCATATCGTTTCTTTATTATTGTTATGCAAATTTACACATTAAATTTACATATACAAATTATTTATTAAAAAAATGTACCCTGATTTTTCATTACAGGCGGTGCGGGCGCTGTGGGCGCCGATGCTTCCGATTTCAGGTCTTCAAGTTCGCCAAATATAACATGGCTGCTTATTTTAGTGGCCCTGGCCTTTATAGGTGATCCGAAGGTGGTTTCTATTTTTTCGGCGCTGGTTACGCGTGACAGTATCGTGTGGTAATTTTTCGAATATGCCGTATTCAGTAACGTTTTACTGATATACTCCGAAGAATCACTAAATATCACGTCTGAGCCTTCAATACGAATACCTAATCGCCTCAGTGTAACGCGTGCATTTTCTGCCGTTATAACTGCCGCTTCGTAAGGATCCCTATTATCGCCACGGGCAGCGACGACCAGTTCGCCGATGGTTCGGCGCTTAGGGCCCACCTCTGTTTCGACGGGTGCGTCTGCATTCATTATTTTGTGCAGTACTTTTATTTCGTCTTTTGTATTCTCAATCATTCGTTCTTCTGACCAGTCGCGTTCCCTGATCCATTTCCTGGCGTCCTCAAAACTGATTACAGCGTCCGATGTTAAGCTATAGGCGCCTGCTAGCAATGCACCCAGCTGATCGCCTGTCCTTTGGTTATCCAGTTCGGCGGCTGCGGCATTCGAAAACACAGCCGCATTCTTCAATATAGTAGGCAGCATATATACAGCCCTGGACTGGAATGCCTGAACGAATTCTTCAGTTATTGTTCCGTGAAACATGTTTAAAGTTTCCGACCAACGTTCTTTTTTATCAG